TGTTAGTTATGCTTAACACGTCAATAAATATAAAATCAATTCAATCTTAAATGTAAAGTAAGATTTTCTAAAACTTATATCTCTTTACAGCCAAATACGAAACTCAAAACTCATTGTGAAGTAAATAATCAAATGGTGATTGATAAGTTATTAATATTTTTCTTTTGGGGTTAGGGGTTAATAACTTATCTTTTATCACCACCCAAAATCTAAAATCTATTGAAAAGTAAATGTTTAATATAATTAAAAAAATACACTAAATTTGATAAAAAAACTCCAAGTATGGAAAAGAAAAAAAAGGACGTTCCTAAAAAAAATATTAAACCTAAAATTGTCCGAAAATCTCAGGGAAATTCTAAAAAACCACGAGAAACAAGTTTTATAAAATTTAAAAAAGTTATAGAATTAATTGAAAAACAAGGACTTCCATTGACAAAAGCATTAAAAGAAGTAAAACTAGATCACAAGCCTTTTTATAGTATAGTTGATTTGTCAGATGAAAATAGACTTTTATACGCGCGCGCGTGTGAAAAAAGAGCAGAAGTAATATTCGAGGAAATACTTGAAATTGCAGATGAGAAATGTGATGATGTAATTTATAATGAAGACGGAACAATTTCAGAAAATAGAGAGTTTATAAATCGTTCACGTTTGCGTATAGATGCTAGGAAATGGATGTTGGGCAAAATGCAACCAAAAAAGTATGGAGATAAATTAGATGTTACAACCAATGGAGAAAAACTTCCTGCAAGCACTCCCACAATCACATTCAAGAAATTTGAAGAATGATAGAAAATTTAGACATCTCATATAGGTATCAACCTTTATTCGATGTTCCAAAGGGAGTTGATACATTTGTTATTACAGGAGGTCGTAACTCTTCAAAATCATTTGCTGTTGGTTTGGCAAGTGTGATAAAAACAGTTCAAGAAAATCACAGGATTTTATACACGCGTTATACATTAACAAGTGCTAGTGATTCGATTATTCCAGAAATTCAAGAAAAAATAAGTTTGCTTAATTATGATGATAAATTCCATATCACAAAAAATTCAATCATAAGCAATAAAAATCAGGGCAAAATAGTATTTAAAGGAATTAAAACAAGTTCAGGTAATCAAACCGCCAATTTAAAATCATTGAAAAACTTTTCAATGTTTATACTGGAAGAAGCGGAAGAAATGCCGAATGAAAACGACTGGACAAAAGTTTGCGAGAGTATTCGTTCAGTTGATGTTCAACCTATTTATGTTTTAATCCTCAATCCGACTACTAAAGAACATTGGATTTACAATAAATTCTTTGAAGACAAAGGAGTGCCTGAAGGATTTAACGGAGTTAAAGACAACATTTGTTATATACATACAACTTACAAAGATACTCCGACTGATTATATTCCTAAATTAAAACAAGAAGCCTACAAACGACAAGAACACGATTATAATACTTATGAAAATGCCAACGAATTAGAAAGGCAATTTTTACCTAATTCGATTGTTCAAAATTGGAGATATTATAAATTTGTTGTTTTAGGTGGCTGGCTAAACAAAGCAGAAGGTGTTATTTATGAAAATTGGATTGTAAAAGATTTTGATTATTCATTACCTTATATTTTTGGTTTAGATTTTGGGTCAAATGATCCAGACGCGCTTACACGAGTCGCAATAAATCACAAAACAAATGAAATATACATTAAAGAAGAATATTTTAAAAACAATACTTCATTTGAAGCGTTAACGAAAATTTTATACGATAGATGCGGTTATGATAATCTAATTATTGCAGATGCTGCAGAACGTAGAATGATAATTGATTTATATGATATTGGTTTTAATATTGAAAAATGTAAAAAAGGGGATAAATCAGTGCAACGCGGAATTAAATTAATACAAGGTTATACGTTATGTATTGATTCAAATTCAATAAATTTGCAGAAAGCATTAAACAACTATGTTTGGCACGACAAAAAATCTGGAGTTCCTAATCACGACTGGTCAGATTTATGTGATAGTTTTAGATATGCAGTTGTTGACATTTTAAATGAATCAAATACACAAATACAATGGTAAAAGTTTTTAGCCCTGAAGAAGCGGTAAAAGAAATTCAAAATAATTTAACTCCTAAAGACTGGGTAGTTGAAGCGAGAAAAAAATATCGAACTTTAAATGCTTTGGTTACTGGTCGCGGTTTTTCTGATGAATTAGTAAATAGAATTGAGCATATCGAAAGCATAAATAGAGCAAAAGCGCGTAAAATGTATTCAAAAGACATTCGAGATATGTTTAATCGAGTGATGAAAAAAAGATACAATGTATTTGAAGCGGTTGGAGGTTCTGAAATAATTAAAATTGAAAATGAAGAATTAAAATATAAATTCACAAATACTTTAACAAATTTTAAAGGGAATAAATCACTTGAAAAATATTTGAGTGATAATTTATTTGATTTAATGGATATCGATCCAAACGGATTAATGTTTTTAGAGTATAATGAAGAAAAAAAAGTATACCCTACATACAAGTCAATTAATGATATTAGGTATTATGAAAGTGATGGTCAACAACCTGTTTATGTAATTTTTGAACCAAAAAAGAAAATACAAAACGGAACAATTGAAGAAACAGTAAGATTCGTCGATAGTGTAAATGATTATACCTTTTTAAGAGTTGAAGGAACGTATAAACTTATTGAAGAAAAAAGTTTCACCCACCCATTTGAAGAAGTTCCTGCCGTAATTATTTCTGATAAAGTTGAAATCGGAACAGAATTAAGAATTTCACAAATTGAACAAGTCCAGGAACTGGCTAAAGATTACGCAAGAGATAAATCTGTTTTGACTATTTATAAGTTTCAAAATGGTTTTCCCATTCAATGGAGGTATGTTACTGAATGCCGTATTTGCAAAGGAACTGGAAAAACTGGTCAAGAAGCTTGCAAAAATTGTAGTGGTAATGGAATATTAAAAAAAGGTGATGTTACGGACATTGTAAACATTGCAACGCCAAGCGAAGGAAGCCCTATTTTAGCGCCTAATATTGCAGGTTATGTAAATCCATCTTTAGAAGTTTGGGATCAATACAACAAAGACCTTAAAGAAATGGAGACAAAAATAGAAAATACTATTTGGGGAAGCGAAGAAAATCAAAAAGGCAATGAAACAGCAACTGGCAAATTTATCGATGTTCAACCAGTAATAAATGAACTGTCAAGACTTAGTTCAAATGTTGAATATATTCATAACACTTTAGCAAAATTAACCCTTAGGTTTATTTTACCCATAAAAACAGATAAAATTTTCTATTATAAATCATACGGAAAACGCTTTATTATAGAAACTCCAGATGTTATTTTGAAGAAATATAATGAAGCAAAAGATAAAGGAGATGCGAATGTAATCTTAGATCGTTTATTGAATGAATTTATTGTTTCAAAATATAAAAACGATCCGTTTACATTGAATCAACAATTAAAAAAAGCAGAAATAGAACCTTATATTCATTATGATGTAAAAATTGTTTATGATTTGTTTGGACAAAAAGAAGCATTCAAAAAACAATTGTTTCAAGAATGGAGTAAAACAGCAGATTTTTCACAGGATATTAGTATATTAGTAACCAATTTTAATTTATATATAAATGAGAATAGTAGTAGCAGACTTATTTCAATTGGGTAGAGATGGTGGTAGATTCAACCCTGAAATTAAAAACAAAGTTCTTCACGCTAAAGCAAAAGTTCAAGAATCTTATGTAGAAGAAATCAACGCAGGCAGTGCCGATAGTGGTAGATTCTATGTTATTGATGAAGAAGCAACAAAAGAATTTTATGAAGCTAAAGCACGTAAAAAAGAATTAATTGAAGCTAAAAATGAAGCTGAAAAATTAAGCAAAGAAGATTTGTTAAACTCAATTGTAGAGAAAAAAACATCACAAACATCACGAAGAGCAAAAAGAGATACAGATGAAATTTAATATTAACGGAAAAGAAATTGAGGTTGAAGATGCGGTGTTGCAAACAGCCTTAGAAAAGAAAGAAGCGGTTACGTTAACCAATGATGCACTTGTTT